CTGGCCAGCGCGCTGCCGCCGGCATCGGCCAGGCCCTGGCCCACGCCTTCCATCGCCGCGAAGGGGTTGCCCTGCCCCTGCTCGAGGCCCACCGCGAGGCCGTCCATGGTGTGGCCACCGAGCTCGGCGAACACCCGCGACGGCGAGTGGATGCCGAGCAGGTTCTTGAACGTGCCGATGACGCTCTCGGCAGCGCCGCCGATCGCCGCGGTCAGGTTGGGGAACATGCTGGTGAAGCCGTTGATGAGCCCCTGCACCAGGTTGCCGCCGAACTCGCTGAATTTGCTCGGCAGCTCGACGCCGAACCAACTCATCACGCCGGCAAACGCACGGTAGAGAAAGCCCAGCGGGCTGAAGTTAAGCAGCAGCGCGCCGATGCCGGCCAGCCCACCGGCCACGCCCTGCTTGATCTCGCTCCAGAGGCCGAGGAAGAACGGGCCGACGCGGCTCCAGTTGGCGTAGATCAACGTGGCGCCGAGGGCCAGCGCGCCGATCAGCGCCCCCACGGGGTTGGCCATGGCCGCGGTGGCGACCAGGCGCAGCCCGGTGGCGACGACGGGCAGCGCCGCCTTGCCCAGGTTGAACAGGGTGGTAGCCAGGCCGCCGCCCTTGATGCCGAGCAGCGTCATGCCGTAGCGCAGCATGGCGAACGGCCCGAGCATGCTGGCGATCGCCAGGGTGAGCCCGCCCATGCCGGCCATCAGCACGCCGATGCCTGCGGCGGTCTTGACGATGTTGGCGGCCAGCTTGGGGTTCTCGGCAATCCAGCCCTTCACGCCACCGATGATGCCGGTGATGGTCTGGGTGATCTCGCGCATAGGGCCGTTCTGCTGCTCCTGCAGCTGGATGCCCAGGTCCTCCCAGGCGCTGCCCATGGCCGAGAGATCGCCGCGCAGGTTGTCGGCCATGGTCTTGGCCGTGGCGCTGGCCTCGCCCTCGGTGTTCTTGAGGGTGCTGACGAACTCCTGCAGCGCACCGCTGCCGGCCTGCTTGACCAGCACCTGCAGGCCTGCGACCGCTTCCTCGCCGGCGATGCCCTTGAGCAGGCCGGCGCGCTCGGCGTCGCCCATGTTCTTGGTCTTTTCGTAGATCTCCTGCAGCACGGTGGGCATGTCGCGCAGGTTGCCCTGGGCGTCCACGGCGCTGATGCCGAGCGTTTTCAGTGCATCCGCTGCAGCCTTCGGTGGCGCGCTCAGGCGGTTGAGAATGGCGCGCAGCGCGGTACCGCCCATGCTGCCCTGGATACCGGCGTCACCCAGCTTACCGGCCATGGCGGCGACGGTCTCGATGTCCTGCCCTACCGATGCGGCCACGGGCGCGGCGTACTTCATCGTCTCGCCGAGCATCTGCAGGTTGGTGTTGGAGCGGGTGAAGGTGCCGACCAGGACGTCGCCCAGGCGCCCGGTTTCGCTCGCCTGCAGGTTGAAGCCGGTGAGGATGTTGGAGGCGATGTCCGCCGTTTCGGCCAGCCCGCTGTCGCCGGCCTTGGCGAGGTCGAGCATGCCCGGCATGGCCGCCTGGATGGATTCGGCCTTGAAGCCGGCCATCGCCAGGAATCCCTGGGCTTCTGCCGCCTGCCCCGCGGTGAACTGGGTGCTGGCACCGAGCTGGCGGGCCTGCTCACGCAGCGCGGCCATCTCTTCCGAGGCGCCGTCGAGGCGGGTCAACGCCTGCACCTTGCTCATGGCCGCGTCGAATTCCAGCCCGGGCGCCATCAGTTGCGCGCCGGCGTAGAGCATGCCGCTGCCGGTGGCCAGCCCGCCGGCACCGGTGGCGGCCATGCTGCCGGCCAGCTGCTGGGTGCGGTCGTAGTCGGCCTTGGCCTGGCCGAGGCGCTTCTGCTGGGCGGTGAGCTGCTTGAGGCGCTGCTCCTGCTGGCCCATGGTCTGGTTGGTGCGCTCGATGCGCTGGCGCAGCTCGCGTTCGTGGTCGGAGAGGTTGCGGGTGCTGATGCCCGCCTCGCCCAGCTTGCCGCGCAGGCCCTGCAGCTCGCGCTGCTGCTCGTTGTGTTTCTGCTTGAGGGCGTGGCCCTGGCGGACCGCGCTCTGGAATTCACGCGTCAGCGCCTTGGTAGGCGCTTCGGCTGCAGCCATTTCGCGGGACAGCGCCTTGATGCGCTCGCGGTTGGCTTGCAGGGCGCCGCCGGTTTGGTCGGCAGCGCCCTTGAGGTTACGGAATGAACTGACGTCCTTCTGCAGGGCCTGCAGGCCCTTGAGTTCGCCGCGGGTGTCCTTGAGCGCACGACCCAGGCTGGTCGCGCCGCTGGCAATGGTGCGCAGTGGGCGCGTGGCATTGTCCAGCGCCTGGAGGTTGACCTTGAGGTTCAGATCACGCGCCATGCGTGCGCTCCCATCGTTCGATGGCGCGCTCGCGCCAGTCCATCAGTTCATGCAAGGGCATGGCGTTCATCTGCTCCGGCCCCCAGTGGAAGACCAGGGCGATGTCCGCCATCACGTCGTCTACGCGGCGGGGGATTCCGCCGTGCTGCCCGTCTTCTGCAAAAAACCGGCGATGGCATCCGCGCAGCCCAGCAGATCGGCCACGTCCAGGGCCGCCACCTCCTGCTCGGTGAGTGTCGGCTGACTGATGCGCGGCACCAGGCGGATGGTGGCGTTGACGTCGCCGTTGATCAGGTCCGCCAGCTTGAGGCCGCGCAGCTCGCCGGCAGCCGGCTTGCGCAGGGTGATCTCGGTGATGCTGTTCTCGCCGCGCTTGATGGGCTGCTCGAGGACGATGGGTTCGCTGGTCTTGCTCATGGGTGTGCTCCTTGGGGTTGGGGTTGCCGCAGCGCCTGGTGGCTGCGACGGGTTGCGAAACGGTGGGCGTTGGCCGCGCATGGCTTACAGGCCGATGGCCTTGCGGTGCTCGGCGAGGCGGTCTTCGCCGTTGACCATGAAAACGAAGTTGAGCAGGTCGATCTCGATCTCGACGTTGCCGTCCACGCTGAGCTTGTAATAGGTGCAGGTGGTGGTGATGGAGTGCTCGGTGTCCTCACCGGACTCGGCGTCGCCGAAGTCGATCTCCTCGTGCCGGCCGCGGGCGACCACCTCGACGGCGGTCACGGCGCCGGTGTCGTCCTGCTGCACGGAGCCGGCCCAGCGCAGCATCACGCCGTCCGCCTTCACGGCGCCGAACTGGCGCAGCACGGTCAGGTCCCAGCCGCCGAGGGTCCATTCGATCTGGATGCCGTCGTCTGAGTGGCCCATGTCGACCTTCACCGGGCCATCCATGCCGGCGCCGCGCCAGTCTTCGAACTTGCGTCCGAGGGTCGGCAGGGTGACGGACTTGCACTGGCCAACGTAGCTGTTGCCGTCGTTGAACAGGTTCATGTGCTTGAGTTTCTTGGGCAGGGCCATGGCTGGGCTCTCCTACGGCGCGGCCGGGGCCGCGCGGGTCAATGGGGTCAGGCGGTGATGCCGGCGGCGAAGTCGACCAGGTAGCGGTCGGTGATGCGCTGACGCAGCAGCAGGTTTTCCAGCGGCGGCACGGGCGTGTAGTCGTAGTCCAGGAACAGCTTGCCGGCCTTGAGGGTGTCCTTGTCGTTGGCCGCCTCATCGAACCAGCACTGCCCGTCGATGATGTAGCCGCCGCGCTTGAGCTCGCGGAACTTGGCGTTGATGCCCTCGACGATGTCGCGCACCAGGCTGGCGTGCATGGGCTTGTCCACGGCCCAGAAGTGCCCCTCGGCCATGGTGTCTGCCAGCACCTGGGCGGTGCGGGTGTAGTTCTCGAAGGCGAACAGTGGGTCCGCGCTGCAGGTGCGCGAGCCCCAGAAGCGGAAACCGTCGCGGCGGATCAGCGTGGTGACCTCGTCTGCGTTGAGCAGGCCGGCGTCGGTGGCTGGGTTCTGCAGGTCGAAGTAGATGTCCTTGGAGAGGCCCGACACGCCGTTGACCGGCACGTTGGAGAGGGTCTTGTGCCAGCCGACCTGCTCGTCGAGCTTGGCGCGCAGGCCCAGGGCGCGAGCGATGGCGCTGGCCGGTGCGTTGGCGTTCGCCACGGTGTCCCAGGAGACGAAGTCCGGCCAGATGAGCATCAGCTCACGCGCACCGAAGCCGGCGCGGTAGGCAATGGCATCGCTGACGGTCTCGCAGCCGTAGGCGTTGGCATAGGCGAAGCCGCGCAGCTTCTCGGCGATCGCCACCAGCTCAGTGGTAACCGCCAGCGAATCTAGACCAGGCACGCCGAGGATGCGCGGCTTGACGCCGAGCTGGGCCTCAGCAGCCAGCAGTGCCTTCATGCCCTGGTACTCGCCGGTGGCGCTCACGCCGCCGATGATGTTGCTGGTGGTCGCGGCCTCGTCGGCGCCCTCTTCCACGCGCACCACGACGGTGACGGGCGACGCCTGGTCGGCGATGGCGTCCAGGCTGCGCGCCAGGGTGCCCAGCTCGCCGGCGGAACCGGAGGCGGTGAGCACGTCGGTGAGCAGCACCGGCTTGTTGAGCGGGAACTTGACCGCATCAGCATCCGACGCGGTGCAAACCATGCCCACCACGGCGGTGGAAACGGTGCGAATGGGGCGCGTGCCCTCGTTGATTTCGAGGACGCGGACGCCGTGATGGTAATCGGTGGCCATGGGGTTGAGGCTCCTGGGCGAGTGCCGGATCAGTGAGCCTTGAGGGTGACGCGCGCGCGCAAGGGGCGCACGCGGCGGGCTGTGTAGCCGGCAGCGCTACAGCGCCCAGGAACGGCTCAACACCAAATCACCCAGCAAGCCGTCTACCGTGCGCTGCGCCTGGCAGTGCTTGCTGTAGGCCAGGAAGCTGTTCACCCGTTGGCGCACGTGCTCCTGATCGATCAGGCCGGCGCGGTATTGGGTGGCCAGCTGCCGGAACGATGCTTTGGCGCGTTTGATGTTGCGTTTGCGCGGCAGGATGTGGGTGGGCCAGATGCGGTAGCCACAGAAGTCGAGGCCGCGCTGCCAGGGATGGATCGCGGTCTTTGGGTTGATCGCCAGGCATAGGCTGTTGGCCGTAGCGGACAGCGCGCGCATGGCCTCGGCGGCAGCGGCCTTGTTCGGCAGCACGGCGATGAAGTCGTCCATGTAGCGCACGTAATACTTGATGCCCAGCTGATCCTTGGCGACGTGGTCGAGGTGGTTCAGCAGGACGTTGGCGCCGAGCTGGCTGGTCAGTGCGCCCACCGGCAGGCCGATGCCGGCCTCATGCCCGTAGCCCGCGATGATCTGACGCCACAGCCACAGGGCGTCGGGGTCGCGCACGGTGCGCTCAATCTCGCGCAGCAGCGAGGCGTGGCGGATGCTGGAAAAGAAGCGGCTGATGTCGGCCTTGAGTACGTAGCAGCCGTCGCCGTGGTTGCGCTTGGCCACCCGCAGGAAGTGCTGCGCCCTGGCGACAGCCGCTTGGGTGCCTTTGCCGACGCGACAGGCGTAGGAGTCATGGATGAATTTGCGCTCGAACAGCGGCTCGACCACGCGAACAAGGGCGTGATGAATGACGCGATCGGCGAAGGGGGGCGCCTGAATCAGCCGCAGCTTAGGCTCCTTTACAACGAATTCGTGCTGTTTACCGGGTCGCCAGCTCTTCCACAGCAGGTGATTCTGCAGGTTGACCAGATTCTCCTCAGCGTTGGCAGAGAAGCGCAGCACCGAGCCGCGCTCGCGCTTGCCGCGACGGGCTTCCAGGTAGGCGTTGTAGAGGTTTTCGAAACTGGTGATCTGGCCCCATAGGCCAGCGGTTATAACAGGCACAGCAGAAACCTTACCTCATGCGAGGGATAGGGCAGGCGCCGCCGCATTGGCCGAGGCTACTAGCCGCGACGCCCTGTAAATCTTCGACAACATGGTCTGGACAATGGCCCCAAAGGAAACGCACTGGACGCCGGCCCGTGAGCCTGGCGCCTTCTGGCGGTAATCGTTTGCGAGGCGGCCGCCGATGTTCGTGTTCGCGTTCGACGCGGCGTTGTTGACGTTCAGATAGAACAGGCCGGCGTTCGAGCCGTTGCCGTAGTTGCCACCGTAATAAGCCATTGCCCTGATGCTGTAGCTATTTGCGCGGAGCCGAGGCCCCTTCGTGTTTGATCCAGGCGCCGACGATGCGCCCAATCTCATTGACGTGACGCATCCAGACATCGAGCCGGCGGGTGTTGATGTAACTCAGGCGATGCGCCTTGCGGATCAGCCCGCGACAGACTTCCAGCTCAACGTCCAGGTCAAACAGCGCTGCGGCCTTCTGCTTGCGCTTCCAGGCGATCACCGTCAGCCGCAGCAGGCGGTTGGTGGTGTCGCGCAGATCCGCGCAGAGCAGGTGTCGCTCCAGTTTCGGGAACTGGTGCAGCACGGTGTGCGTGTAGGCGTCCAGCTCCTCGAGCTTGGTCAGCAGGATCAGGTGCGCATCACTCACGGCAGCGGCTTCCCCTCGTCGTGCTCGATGCTGCGTTCGCAGTGGCCAGGGTCGAGCTTGTCGAGCAGCTTGCAGAGCACGCAGCCCCACCGCTCGCCGCCTTTCGCGGCCTTGGCGGCGCGCGAGCTGATGGTCTCGTCCTCGTCGCCGCCGAACGCGGCGTTGGCCAGCTGGTCGTGCGCGATGGCGAGTTTCCAGGCGCGGTCGCTGCCGGCCAGTACGGCCAGCAGCATCCAGACGCTGGCGAGCGCGCCGGCCAGTGCGCAGAGCAGCCAGAGACCGATCATGCGCAGGCGCTTCACCATGTGATGCCCTCCAGCTCGGCCGGGGTGGTGGCGGCCTCGATCTGATCTTCTGCGGCCTGGCGGCGGCCGATCAGTGCGCCGCTGTGCTCGGCGTAGGCCTGCATCTTGGCCGTGACGCGGCCAGCCAGGTCGATGACGGTCAGCCCACGGGCGGCGGCGATGGCATCGAGCAGCGGCACGGGGGTATCGGCATCGAGCGCCAGGGCTTCGGCTTCCTTGACTTGCTGCGGCCAGCTATTGACCTCGCCCTCGGGGTACGGCGCCGCCAGGGCGGCGAGCGAGGCCTCGCAGTGCTGGTTGATCTCAGCTAGCTTGCGGGCCTTGGCGTCGCGCAGCGCTTCGGTCTCGGCGGCGGGGTAGTCCAGCGCGCCGAGGTATTCGGCCTGCTGCGGATCGCAGGCGGGGATCTCGCCGGGCTGGCCCGGCTGATCAATCGCAACGAACAGCCCGTTTTCACGGTACTCCGCTGGCACGCGCCAGACATGCACAACGGTATCTGTAGCGAGCTGCGGCAGCTCGATGCGGGCGCTGCCCACGATCAGCACGGCATTTTCGATTTTCATCATTTGCAAAACTCCTCAAAGAGGGCGCCCGCTCGGCGGGCTAACCCAAAAGCACATGACTCAGGTGACAGAACCCATCACACCTTTGCGAGGCGGCCGCCGATGATCGGGTTCGCGTACGACGCGGCGTTGTAGACGTACAGAGAGAACAGGCCGGCGTACGAGCCGTTGCCGAAGTAGCCACCGTGGTACGCCACGCAGCTGGCGTTCGCATAGCTGTAGTCAGCGGTGGTGCCGTTGGCCTCAGCGGTGTCGGTACTGGCCGGGACGAACAGCGGGCCTAGATCGAAGTCGGCACCCGACTGCGACGCCAGGCTGACGGTCCAGCCATTGGCCGGGGCGGTGGCGCCGGTGTTGATGTAGCCCTTGTTGCCGTGCTTGTCCCATAGCTCGTAGCGCTTGGACGCATCGGTGCGCAGGCCGTCGACCATCTGCCAGACGTTGCCCCACAGGCCGACGATGCCGCGCCAGGTGGCTTGCGCCACGGTGGGGTGGTCGACTACCTGTACGCCAGACGGCGAGTTGTCGACATGGCCGCGACCGATCAGGGCTTGGCTGTTGGCACCACCCATCTCGATGGCGGCCAGCAGCTGGATGGCGCTGAGCTGGTAGTAGTCCCACAACTGGAAGCCGGAAACGCCCGCCGTGTTGCGCGCTGCCGCGCGGCCCTGCATCGTCGGGAAGTCGATGGAAACCAGCGGTGTCACGCCCGGCTTGGAGCCCAGCTTGCTGCCGTCCGCGGTGCCCTGGTACTTGCCGACCCAGAACTGCCCGATCGGCGCGCCGGCGCGC